TGGTAGAGGTGCTGCTGGAAGTAATGGTAGCCCGATTGGTGGTGCAAACCCACGCTCTGGAGGTCCCGGAGGCGGCGCTGGCTACTACATCATCGGCAATCCGTTTGTGACATGGGCGGCAACAGGAACACGAGAAGGACCGGCGGGGTAATTATGGACAAAGTAAGAATGCGAATTGTTGGGTACGACGATATCAGCCACTCGCTGGTAGTTTGCTTTGCATCAGACACAACCAAAAGCCAAGACCCGATGGACTACCCCACTTACGCGTTTCAGCCGCTAACCATGTGGCCTGACGTGACAGACCCTAACGAGATCAAAAAGCGTATCGCTATGGCGGGGATGCACCACGCTCAGATGCAGGAAGCCAAGGAAAACTTTATTGCTGACCAACAGCGCGTCAACGCATTCAAAGGAATGGTAGGGCAAGTGCATGAGTTCACAGTCAACGAGTTGACCGTCGTGGCGCACGAGACGCCATTTCAGGTGGTGTGATGAGACGCAAACCCTACGCTGCATTTGGCCGCGTCCTGTACGCAAACTACTACGACAAGGGCGATGTAGTTGAGGTTCAGACTAACGCTTCTAGCAGGATCGTATTGTTCTTCAGTGAGGGTAACTTCACGGCGCGAGACAAATACACAGGCGAAGTGCAGCTACAGTGCAACACGGGCTGGTTCTCTTACGGCGACCATGAAGACCGGTTGATGCTATGTACTGCCAATGAGCCTACGGTGTGCTGGTGTTATGACCCGGAGATCAACCAAGGATATGTGCCGCCCATTAGCGTGTTTGAGATGAAGCAGGGGCAGGAGATGTTCTTGGATTCAAATACAACGCTGTTCCTGTGCAAGGGCACACTGTTGGTTAACGAGCGCCAGTACATGGGTCCGTATCAGTTGGCAGTGCGTACTAACGGTAACAAAGCTGTGGCAATAACCGATGTCAACGGACTACTGTTTAGATGAAACATGCGACGAAGCTGCCGATCAGTATTGATCTGTCCCCGTTCAGGGAAGAGCTTCTTGCGCCTCATCAGAAGTATTACCGTGTTCAAAAGTACGCCCGCAACTTAGACGGCACTTCCATACCCTATACCGAGACACTGAAGGTTTTGAATGAAGCAGAGTTTGTGGCGCAGCTACCAGAAGCGTTGGTTGCTATCGAGTGGCCCAGCGTGTTCTTGCTTGAACTCCCTGCCTTGGATGCGGAAGACCCCGTGCTACCTGCACACGTAGACATCAACAAGACCTGCGGCATCAACGTCTATCTGGATACGCATGGTGAAGTAACCAAGTTTTATCGTTGGGGGCGAGATAGCCGACAGTCTGAGTATGTAGAAGAGTTCTGCGCAGACACTGGGGATGTGTGGCTGATGGATACATCGGTGCCGCATTCGGTGGACATGCTGCCTAATAAGTCACGCAGGATGCTGACGTTTTCTTTTACCAAGGCCAAGTATGCGGAGGTGTTGTCGTGCTTCGCAACCAGATAATCCGGGATGTAAAGGCGGACAACGGCAGAAGGCTTACGGTTTACGACAACGTATTGGATTTTGAGTTTCGCAATCGGGTATACAACTTTGCGCAGAGTTCACTGTTTCAAATAGGTTGGGCGGACGGGTGCATCGTAGAGAATAAGCAGCACAGGTTTTTGCACTCGGTGTATTCGGATGAAGATCTGGCTCGGTTGGGGATACTGGAGAAGTTGGCAGAAACGCCGGTAGCGCAAGAAGTGGTAGGGTACACGCGGACTAAATGCATACTGAACCTGTCCACCCCAGCGGATGCCAACTTTGTGCATTCGCACCCAGAAGAAAAGATTTTGCTGTACTACGTCAATCTGGAATGGAAGGACGGATGGCATGGCGAGACGCTGTTCTTTGACGAAGCGTGTAGAGACGTTGTGTATACAAGCCCGTATACACCGGGGCGCATTATTGCGTTTGATGGAAGAACACCACACACCATTAGGCCGCAGTCGTTCTTGTCGCCGTTTTACAGATTTACCTTGACGTTGCTTTACACAAAATGCTGATCGTGCTGGATGACGTTTTAAGCGAGCCGCACCGACAGGCGGTAGTGGGTTTTTTCTCCCAAAGCGACGAGGCGCGGGCGATGAAGTGGGAGCCGGGTGGGGTAGACAAGTTACACGGTAATAACTCACCAATGGCGCTTTTGTTGAAACGGGCGGCTGATTATTTTGATTTGTCCTTGATGGTTGGCAGTGAATACTGGGCGCATTACGGAACCCGACCAGACTGGCATATTGACAGGGATGAGAAGCTGTACCAGATGTCTGGCAATACGGAGTGCCCGATTTGCAGCATTGTGTATTACGCCGATATTGACGTGGTGGGCGGCAACTTTGTGACGGAGACAATCTCTGTGCAGCCGGTAACGAACAGGATGATTGCTTTTGCGCCGGGACTGGTGCATGGGGTGGAGAAATATACCGGGACGCGCTTATCGGTGGCCGTAAATCCGTGGACGCATAAACCTTTGGGATACGTATGATTATTGCAATACCGCCACGCGTGAGTTACGGGCAAGACGAAGTCGCCTTCTGGGATGGCTTTTTGACGGAGGAAGAGATCAACTTTCTGCTTGCCCAGCCTGAGTGGGTGCAGCGTGAGGCGGGCTGTGTTGGGGGTGTTGGCGGTGCAGTAGTTGACCCAAGTATCCGGGAGACGAGTGTTGGCTGGATAGGTCCGAAACCTGAGATGGAAGCTTTGTGGGGCAAGCTCTCCCGAGTAGTGGCAGAGGTCAACCGACGCTACTTCCATTTCGATCTGACCGGGTTCCATGAGCCTATGCAACTGGGGGTTTACACCGGCGATACGGGTGGGCATTATGGCTGGCATACGGATGCATCTTCGCAGGATTCTGGAGTGCCGCGCAAGCTATCGATGGCGCTTCTACTGTCAGATCCGTCCGAGTTTGAGGGTGGTGAGTTTCAAGTAAAGACAACGAGTGACGAGGCCAAGACATTGGAGTCAAAGCGTGGCAGAGCGTGGTTCTTTCCGTCCTACACGTTACATCGGGTGACCCCTGTGACCAAAGGCGTTCGTCGTTCATTAGTATTATGGGTCGGCGGCCCACCGTTTAAATAGGTTTGCTATGCCACTACAGAAATTACAATTTCGCCCCGGCGTAAACCGCGAAGGCACAACGCTTGCCAACGAGGGTGGTTGGTATGACTGCGACAAGATTCGGTTCCGCTCTGGCTACCCCGAGAAGATTGGCGGCTGGGCTGCGCTGTCGTACAACACCTTCCTTGGTGTGTGTCGGTCATTGTGGAATTGGGTAACGCTTCGGCAGTACAACCTGTTGGGTGTTGGCACAAATCTGAAGTTTTATGTGGAAGACGGTGGTGATTATTACGATATCACCCCCCTGCGAGAGATAAACGGCAACACACCTTCTGCTGGGCCACCCGTAGTTAATGCTTCTACGATCACGTTAACTGCCAGCGGGTCAACAATGACGGTGTCGGACAGCGCCGCAGATAGCCTACAGGCTAATGATTTTGTAACTATTGCAGGTGCCGGTACGATTGGCGGGGTAAATGTCAACGGCGAGTACCAGATTGTTGAAGTTTTAACAGGCACCACTTACACAGTTGCACTAACTACACCCACGACTGGGAGCAACTCCGCCGCAACAATTACGCTTGCTTATCAAATCAATACGGGCTTTCCTATTTACACCATCGGTACTGGCTGGGGCACGGGGCCTTGGTCTCGCGGTACTTGGGGGTCAGGCTTTACAACCGGCTTTGGTTTGCAGTTGCGCCTCTGGAGTCAGTCTAACTTTGGCGAAGACTTGCTTTTCTCACCACGCGGCGGCGCACTATATCTGTGGCAACCCGGCTCGGGTGCAACACCCGCATACGGCACTCGCGGTACCTTAGTTTCTGGCTTAGATGTTCCTGCATACATCAACCAGATTATGGTGTCAGATACATCACGAATTGTGATTGCGTTTGGCTGTAACGACTACGGAGCCTATGGCACAACCACTCAAGACCCCCTGCTTATTCGTTGGTCTGAACAAGAGAGCTACACAAACTGGACCCCAGCGGCGACAAACCAAGCGGGCAGCTACCGCCTCTCACACGGCTCAGAAATTGTGGGTGCGATGCAGACTCGTCAAGAAATCGTGGTATGGACAGACGCTGCTATTTACTCAATGCAGTATCTTGGCCCACCGTTTGTTTATGGCTTCACACTTCTCGCCGACAACATCTCCATCGTCTCCCCCAACGCTATGGCAACCGCTGCTGGTGTGGTGTACTGGATGGGGGTCGATAAGTTTTACATCTACTCTGGTCGAGTGGAGACACTGCCTTGCTCGGTGCGTCAGTTCATCTTCAACGACATTAACCGTGACCAAGAAGCGCAGTTCAACGCGGGCACCAACGAGGGCTACTCAGAAGTCTGGTGGAATTATTGTTCCAAGAACTCGACTGTCGTAGACCGCTACGTCATCTTTAATTATCTTGACCGAGTCTGGTATTACGGCACCCTAGACCGTACGGCTTGGCTGGACTCACCTCTGCGCCAGTATCCGATGGGGGCAACCGCTGGGAACATTATTGTGTATCACGAAGCGGCGGTGGACGACGGTAGTACAAACCCCCCAAGCCCTATTGATGCCTACGTCCAGTCTTCGGACTTTGATATTGGTGACGGGCACAACTATGGATTTGTCTGGCGTATCGTCCCAGATATTACGTTCGATGGGTCAGACACCACAGGTGCCACAAGCGACAAACCGGTGGTGAACTTTACTGTGCGCCCTCGCCGCAATCCCGGCGCTAACTACGGCACCGCAGACCAGCCAACAGTTACTTCAGCGCAAAGTTACGCTGGGCAGACGACTTACAACGTGCAGCAATTTACGGAGATTATTTATACCCGCATTCGTGGCAGACAGATGGCATTTAAAGTTGAGTCCAACACAATTGGTACTCAGTGGCAATTGGGCACTCCGCGTATTGATGTTCGTCCGGATGGTAGAAACTAATGGCTGGCAGAGACAAACTTGATGTCACGAAAGCCCCGGCGCTGCCGTTTGCGCCAGTTCAGTACGACCGCTCCTATTCCGACACCACCCACAACATTCTGCGGCAGTACTTCAATACGCTAGACAACGTAACAGGCCAGCTTCTGTCCAACGCGGGTGGGCACTACCTGACTTTCCCCCACATAGCGGCGCGGGACACAACGGATCAGTACGCAGGGGGTAACAACACGCCAACCAAGGTTCTGTGGAATACGTTGGACTCCGGACTCGGGTTTACGCTGAACCCCAATAGCACTGCAACACCTGAATACACAGGTGTGTACAACATTGAATTTACTTTACAATTTTTTAACACAGCTACCCAGATTCACGATGCGTATGTCTGGCTGCGTATAGACAATGTGGACGTTAATGGGTCTGGCAGTATCTTCTCTATCCCGAACAGCCACGGCGGCACCCCCGGTGCGCTGGCAGCAACAGCTAGTGTTACGTTTCAAATTACAGGCGGGGAAGAGATTGCGCTGTGGTGGGCAACTGACTTGGCAGCAACTTCTGGTGGTGTGAATGGTGTATACCTGCACGAAGCCCCGGTACAAACCGTCCCATTTGCAATGCCCAGTATTCCTTCGGCCAGAGGGGCAATTACCTTTGTTAGTGGGGTAATCACATGATAAACTTTGACAAATTTTTCAGGATGAGGTAGCGATGAGCCTCCACGATTCAGCCAGCCAAGTACAGTCCGCCGGGCGCGGAGACGATAAAGTCCTTGTTCATATGACCCCCGGTGAGGTCAATGGACTGCAATCCCTTGCGATGGCACATGGTGGCTCCCTCACGATCAACCCCCACACAGGTCTGCCCGAAGCTGGGTTTTTGTCGTCGCTTCTACCTACGATTATTGGCTTTGGTCTGGCTCCGTTTACCGGCGGTTTGTCTGCCGCCCTCATCACAGGTGCTGGATATACTGCTGCTACCGGCAGTTTAAAGAAAGGCATCATGGCCGGTTTGGGCGCTTATGGCGGCGCTAGTTTGGCTGGTGGGCTAAATGCTATGGGAGCGCAAGCAGCGGCTCCTGCAATGCCCGCAGGAGCCGCCGGAGCACCGGGGCTGACACCATCTGTAGCTGCTAACACAAGTACGCTTGCGGGTAATGCCCCATTATCAGGTGTGGGCACGGCGCAACCATTTACTTCGACAAACCAGATATTTGCAGATGTGGCTAAAACGCAAGCTGCACCGTTTCAATTAGCGCCGGTTAACCCCTCTTATCTTGGGCAAACAACCCCGTTTACGCCCGGTCCGGTAAATGCGGGGTCGTTAGCCTCCCAAACAGGAAACAGAGCATTTACTGCTGCCGACCTTCCTCCAGCAATTTCAGGAAAACCGTACCCGTATGATGTAGTGGCTAAAACTGGGACATCTATTTCTCGCCCCTTCACAGACTACATGTCGCAAGTCGGACAAGGCGCTAAAAACGTATACGCCGGAGGTGTTGATGGGCTAGGGGCGTTGGCTGATGCAATGCCAAAATATTCTATTACGGCGGGGCTTGTTGGTACGGCAGGGACTTACGGAATTGAAAAGCAAGAAGAAGCAGAAGAGGAAATGCGTAAACGGAAAGACGCGTTAGATACCGGCATGATCCGCCCATACACGTTCGATTACGGCGCTACTAACATAGCTTCAGAGCCATATTCAGGTAGTGCAGAACGTACTTACTTTCAACCGACTTATACTGCGGGAACGCCTTACAAAGCACCGGGACCTGAGTACGCTGCCGAGGGTGGCTTGATGGGCTTGGCTGTGGGCGGCCCTGTTGAACAGATGGCTGCAATGAATTCAGTGGGGGCAAACACAGGCTACCCAATGGCAAGTATTAACACGCCTGTCTATAGCAATCCCATGATGCAACGTCCTGAAGCTACGAATGTAGTCGCCCCCTCAGCAGATGCAGGGGTTGGTGCTTATTCTGGCGAAATGCGGTTTGCTCGCGGGGGTGGCACCGCAAAACCAGAAAGCTCTGGGTATTCATATTCTTATGACCCAAGCACGCAGCGGTTTACACAGGTTGGCGGGCCAAATACGGTAGCGCCAAAAGGCAACGTAGGATTTGGTAATTTAATATCTAGTGCATTAGCGCAGGGGTTGAATCAGCCTCAAAATGTAACGCCAGACGGCACAGTAAGTGGCGGTATAGCTGCGCCAGTGATGCAACCCGCAGCCCCTGCGCAATCGTTTGTACCTAACATCAACATCCCTGCCTATCAGACACCCGAACAGCAACTTGGTCTGGGTGGGTTCTATGAAGATATGGATCGGCAATTAGCTGGGTACAAAGGGTATGCGGCGGGTGGCGTGTCGCATCTTGGCGACTATTCTGATGGCGGACGACTATTGAAAGGACCCGGCGATGGAGTTTCGGATTCTATTCCTGCTTCTATTGGTAACAGGCAACCTGCTCGTCTTGCTGATGGTGAGTTTGTTATACCCGCACGCATTGTGTCCGAAATCGGAAACGGATCTACTGAAGCCGGTGCCCGCAAGCTATACGCGATGATGGACCGTGTGCAGAGAGCACGACGTAAAACGGTGGGGAAAGATCAAGTAGCACGTAACACGAAAGCAGAAAAACTCTTGCCCGCATGAGTTACACATTTCATCTTGGAAGGTTCAAGGAAACTTATGACGAACTTGAGCCGTTATACCGCCAACATTATGCGGAGATGGTAAAGCGTTTGGAAGCGGATGGTATACCTTGTTCTCCATATAATCCACGACTAAATGAGTATATAAAGGCTGGAGATGGTGGTTGGTTGTTAACGTTTGTTCTGCGGTCTGAAGGGAAAGCAGTTGGGTATAGTAATGTTTATCTTACAAACGACATGCACAACGGTGACTTGATTGCACAAGAAGACACCATTTATGTTTTGCCAGAACACCGCAATGGAATAGGTAAAAAGTTTGTAAAAGTTATTTTGGAAGAATTAAAAGAGCGCGATGTAAAAAGAGTATCTGTCGCTGCGCTAACGGATTTGAGGGTTGCCAAGCTCTGGAAAAGGATGGGCTTTAAAGAGGCGGCAGTTCAAATGATATATACATTTTGAGGTAACACTATGTGCTCACCATCACAACCTACAACGCCTGAAAAGCAGACGATTGAGCAGACCAGTATTCCAGAATACGCCAAACCGTATGTGGAGAAAATGCTGGGTAAAACTGAGGCGCTTAGTAACGCTCCATATCAGGCATACGGTGGCGAACGAATTGCTGGGTTTACCCCAATGCAACAACAAGCATTTCAGGGTGCAGCTAATTTAGGGCCAGCAAAACAGTTAGGTACTGCTACACAACTTGCTGGGTATGGCGGACTAGGGTCGTTAGGTGCAGGTCAGCAGTACGCGCAACAAGCCACCAACCCATACGCCATGCAAGCATACATGTCGCCCTATATAGAAAATGCACTGGCTCCCCAGATGCGTGAAGCGGCAAGGCAGTCCGCTATGCTCGGCCAACAGAATCAAGCACAGGCTGTACAGCAGGGTGCTTTTGGTGGCTCACGTTCTGCCATCGTAGAAGCAGAGCGCCAGCGCAATCTTGCTCAACAGCAAGGCGATATATACAGTAGAGGGATGCAATCGGCTTTCGAACAAGCGCAACGTGCACAACAATTTGGCGCGGATATAGGACTTCGTGGTTACGGTCAAGCAGGTCAACTGGCAGGTACGTTGGGGCAGTTAGGCCAGACTCAGTTTGGTCAACAGCAGCAAGCACTTCAAACTCAAGCTCAGATGGGTCAGCAACAACAGGCTCTGGAGCAACAGCGTCTGGCACAACAGTATCAAGATTTTGCAGACCAACGTCAGTATCCGTTTAAGATGTTGGCGTTTCAATCAGACATGCTGCGCGGACTGCCTTTGTCTCAATCGGCGCAGACAATGTATCAACAAGCGCCTTCTATGGTTTCTCAGCTTACTGGCTTGGGTATGGCAGGGTACGGTGCATATAAAATGTTTGGTGGACCACAAGCACAAGCTAAAGAAGGTGGTCTCATGGGTATGGCCTTGGATAGGATGGAAAGCTAAATGAAACCAATGTCCCTTACTTCTCCAGAGTCTATTGCCCGTGAATATAACGGCAATAAGAAAGCAATCGCTGATGCTGCTCGTATGGGTTTGATTGATCCCACTGCCGCTGTCATGGCAGGGATGTTTATTGATCGAATGCGTAAAGCCGCAGTGGAAGAACAAAAGACCGACACTACTGTAGCCCAAGATGTTTTAGGTCCGCCACCCGCACCACAGGGTATACAACAGCCCATGCCCCAAGCCGCTCCACAAGCGCAACCCCAACAACCTATGCCTGAAATGGCACAGGGTATTCCTGCTGCACAAATGGCTGCTACTCAGCCTCAAATGGCTCCGGGAGTAGAAGGTCTTCCTACTGGTGAAGTAGGTAACTACGCTGGCGGCGGAATTGTTGCGTTTGCTGGTGGTGGGGATATGGATATTACAGATGAAGAAGCTAGGAAACTTGGGTACTCTAGCGCTAAAGAGTATAAAGAGTATAAAAAAATTTACGGGGATGCTCCAATAGAAACCGTTGGGGTTCCTGTCGAGGACATGGAAATTACTAGGGTAGCCCCCGAGTTTGGGAGAAGGTCGTCAATAAAAGAACTTGACTACGGAAGGTTTAGTCCTGAAGAACGTAATCAGCGTCTTATCGATGAATATATGTTAGATCAGGGGGTAGGGAGAAGCACTCTATATGATCAACTTCTCAGACATCGTAATCAACAGGGACTTAGTAACCCAGAGTTTTATACGTCCACACCATTTAATAAACCTAGAGGTACCATTCCTAGAAAAGAAGCTTCTAAAGGGGAAGAGCGCCCGACTTTGCAAGATATTCGTAACCAGCGCCTTGACCTATCTACACCATTTGATAAGCCCCGAGGTGTTACTACTAGGGAAGATGCTGCCAGAATGGAAGCAAAACAAGCCGTACAAGATGCGCTTGGTTTGCGGTCGTTAACAAGAGGTGACCTACATGCACCTCTTAGACAAGATTTGTCTACACCATTTAATAGGACGGTGCCTGAACTTTCGGTAAAGGAACGCCCAATTAGATCTGATCTTCCTCCCTCGGTCGCAGCTAATGCGACTAGATCTCTTACTCCCTCGGCTGAATCCGGTTCTAAGCCAAAACTGGATGCTTATAAACTGGAGATGCCTGATCCTGCGGCTAACTTGGCTTTGGCACAGAAACAAGCTAAAGACCTAGTAAAAGTTCCAACAGAAGAAAGCCAAGCCGATGCTATTGCAGCGACTAAAAACTTGTATAGGGAAATGGGTGTAGACCCCGATATATACAAACGCCATATGGCAAAACTTGAAGAAGAGCGTACAAGTCTAAAAAAGGATAAAGAAGAAGCTAAATGGACTCGCCTTATTGAGGCAGGTCTTGGTGTTATGGCAGGTAAATCTCAATTCGCGGCTGTCAATATTGGCGAGGGTGCAAGCCCAGCATTGAAAGGGTTTGCTCAAGATATTAAAGACGTTAAAAAAGCTGAACGTGACCTTACTCGCGCACAGATGGCGTTGGAGACTACCGAGAATCAGTTCAAGGTCGATCAATCCAAGTCGGTGCAAAGCCGCATGGAGAAGAACCAAGAACGTGTGGATAAAGCACAAAATACTCTTGCTACCACTACAGCTACACTTGCAAATTCATTAAACGCTCTGTCCGGCACCAAATATGAAGCCCAGCTTCGTGATCTAACTTCTCGTGCAGTTGCCGAAAAACAGTTTGAAGGTACTAAATATTCTTCGGACCAACAGCTTCTAGGCACTAAGTATCACGCAGATAAATCTTACCTAGGCGCATTAGCCCATGCAGGAGCGACGCAATATTCTGCTGATAGAGATACTCGCTCTATTGAGCGGATTATGAAAGAGAAAAACGTGGACTACACCACGGCTCTAGGTATATTTTATGATCAACGCCAACGAGATCCTGATCGATATAACTCGTTACGCACCGCTTTGAATAAAGCCGATGCGGATTTCCAAAACACTCCGTTTGCAATGAAAAAGAGTGCGGAACGCTCTAAACTTGATCCTGTAAAAGATAAAGCAAAAATTGAAGCAATAAATGCCGATTTGGCCAGAGAACGAGAAAAATTCCGTAATGAGCGTGGTATTACTCCAGAGTCTATACGTTATCTTCAACAGGAAGATACAAGATTATCTGGTCAGTTTGGTGGGGGCGCAGGGCAACCCGGTGGTGTAGGTGGATTTGTAGTTAATACTCCTCAAGGGCCAGTTAGTTTTACAACCAAGGAACAAGCTGACGCGTTTAAAAGACAATATAACCTACCTTAAATTATGAACTACCTTGAAGAAGCTAAAAAATTTGGTGGAACTCCTGTAGCCAGCGACACCAAGATAAACTTCTTGGAGGAAGCTAAAAAGATGGGGGGCACTCCCGTGCCCGCCTCTCAGATAAATTATTTAGACGCCGCCAAACAGTTTGGCGGTATGCCAGTTCAAGCTGCGCCAACTACAGACACAGTAACGAACCCGTTTGCTGTTGAAGGTCCGCCTACGCAAGCTCCAGTACTGGATAAAAGTTTTTCCCCGATAGAAGAAGTAACAAAGGGTGTAAAGTCCGGAGTCTCTTCGGTCAAAAGTATCCCAACAGCTACAGGCGCTTTTGCCGATGTAGGCGCGGCGCTTACTAATATAAACATCTCCAGCCTATACGACAAGATAGACAAGGGCGAGATTACTGACCCAAAACAAATTCAGGCTGGATCAGATTTTGAGGCTTCTCGTGCGCGGATGTATCTCAATTCAAAACCAGAGATGCGCAAAATGTTGCGGGATAAAGCTACGCAAGAAATAGCGACTAGGAAAGAAGACGTACAAAAAGCAGTAAACATATTACAACAATACCAAAAAGAAAATTTGGTAAACAAAGGTCGCACAGAAAATCTTACCGACATAGAAGGTATAACTGATTTTACAAATTGGGCGTCGTATAACCTTGGCTCTGCCGGGGTGCAACTTGTACCCATTATTGCAGCGGCAGCTACTACCGGTGGTTTAGGTGTATTTGCTACGGGTACTACGATGGAGTTATCTGGTTCAGTGCAAAACCGCCTGAACTACATTCTCGATAAAACAAAAGATGTCAAAGACCCCCAAGCCCGTGCCAATGCTATATTTGATTATGTAGCAAAGACTGGAGATGTAACATTAACTTCGGCGCTTGCATCTGGTGTCGTTGACGTAGTGTTAGGGCCAGCAGCAGATATTATTAAGCGCCCCGCAGCGCAACTAATAAAAGATCAAGCACGTAAAGAAATTATCAAAGAAATTCCAAAAGCTGTAGTTAGGCAAGGCGGCGAAGAATTTCTGGCTGGTGGTATTCAAGAGACCATTCAGATTGCTGCCGAACGCGTTTTGGGAGAGCAGACCGGGGATTTCTTTACCAAAGAAAATATCAAACGAATTGTTGATGCAGCCGCTGCGGAAGCCGTAGGTGGTGCGGCTTATGGGGGTGGGGCCAAAGCTGTACAAGCTGCACTTGCTAAACCTGATGTGTCTACTACAGATACCAGAGAAGGTGCGGCTATCCGTAGGCTGGATGCGCTTGCAGAGCAGGAAGAGGCGGATAGAACCGCTGCTGAAACTAGAGAAACTAGGCCCGTTGCACGTACTTTAGAGAACCTGACAGAACGAGAAGTAAACGCCATCCAACGTCGGTTGTTTGCCGAACTTGGTAGACCAGCAGAAGAATCGGAACTTCTGGAGGCATTCAATGAATATGTGGATGAACAGAATGCAAGTCTGGGAATTGAGTCCGGAACTAGTGTCGCTGGCGTTTCTGATACTGGTGCAGAACAACCAGCCGGAGCCGCCGGGGTTTCCGATACCGGAGCCGCTGCAACACCTGACGCCGGAGGACTGGGGGTATCTGGAGTTTCTACTGATCAGCTTGAAGGTAGAACAGAAGAACAGCAGCGTGCATTAGACGAAGCTCAAAGTACGTACGATCAGTCTTACGGTGAGGCCCAAATTGCGTGGGAAGAATACCAAGCTGCTAAAGCTAGATACGAAGCTCTTACTGAAAATACTCCAGAAGACGAGCAGGCAGAGATATATAACGAGTTTAGACAAGCTCAAAATAGGTATTCCACGGTAGTGGAAGCGTCGCAAACAGCGTTTGATAACTTAATGAATGTGTATGACAGCTTCAAATCCCCCGAACAGATAGCTGCCGAGTCCACTGAAGGTATCCCATCCCAAGAAGATGTAGAAGCAGCACAGCCGAAGTCGGAAGAAGTTATTGAAGAAACTCCTGCTACGGATGCAGAAGCTATTGCTACCAAATACGCGGACGAGTTGTTCGAGGCTAATCCTGACTACGATGTAGAAGAGTATGACGCTGCCGAAACTAGACTATTTAACGACCTCAAGGAACAAGGACTAACCGACCAAACCGCAAGAGATACTGCGTCTAAAGTTTTTAGTGACAGGCTAAGTCAGTTGGATGAAAGTCGAGAAGGTGGTGGGGCATTTAGAAGTCTGTCTTCTACCCCTTCCACGTATATATCTCCTGTTGTTGGCTCAGTGCCCACTAATAAGTTTGGTATTAATCGGCTTAACAAACTGTACAGCGACGGAAAAATATCAGCGCAGGAATACGCTGATGGGATGATCAAACTTTACGAAGAGCTTGAAGATAAAGCCACCACAAAGTCCATGTCGCGGGGACTCAAGAAAGAACGTGGGTTTGGCACCGTTATAAAAGCGTTGGAAGATGCCGTCAAAAAAGGACGGATAAGTAAAGAAACCGCTGAATTTGCTAAGTGGTTGTTGCTACAGAATCCAGCTATCGCTGCGGATTTGGCAATCTCCATCAAAATGCCGCAGACTGTGCGTGCGCAAGAACAAAACGCCGGTGTTGCTGGGTTCTACAACGACATGGCTCGCTTGGTGCGGATTATTACTCGCAAGGGCGAAGGCGGTAAGTACCTTTCTACTCCTTTTGATGTCGCTGTGCATGAGATATTGCACCACATGGAGCGTATGCTCCCTACTGAGCTACGTGCCTTAATCCGCGAAGAATGGAAAGTGCGGCTACAAAAGGCGATGGATAAAGCAGTCAAGGAAAACAACTTAGAAGTTATAAAGTACCTTACGCTAGTAGTTAATGGTAATGCTGCTCAATCTTCCGGCGTTATGCAAGAAGCCGAGAACATGATCAAAGAAGGTAAAGTACCTCATAGTTATTATGGTCTCATAAATACTTCTGAGTTTTGGGCGGTCAACGGCTCCAATATTTTGGCTGGTAGATACGGGGCGGAAACCAGACTTCAAAAGCTACGTCAGTACGTCAAAGAGTTTATTGAGAAGATTAAAAGTATCTTTGGCCTTGATACAGACGACCCCATTATTAAGGGACTTAATGCTGTACTAAAAGGTGATGGCACGTTCTTACAGAAGCGAATGCTCGCTGAGAGTCGTGGTGGGCCGTTCTCCCCAAGTTTAGACACTACCAAACAAGAAGAAAAACTTGAGGAGCAATTCGCCCGTGCTGGAGACTTGCGCCCTGACGTAGTAGAAGCTATCCGCAACAACGATCTGAACGGTGCCTTGAATATTCTTGCCAACCGTCTAGGCGGGTTCTATGGTGAGCTTGCTGCTAAGTTGGCCTCGCTTAACTTGCAGACTTCTATCGCTTTTGATAATGAAGTTAACCTAGCACAACGAGCCATAGAGCAAACAGTTGGGCCACAGCTTCAAAGAATTGCATCGTATATACGAATAGCCGACCCTGATCTTTATAAGCGTCGTTTTGAAGGATTTGATAAGCCTGAAAACTTAGTAAATACTTCCATAGGTATAACCGTACTGCGAACACAAAATAAGCATCCTGTTATAGCTTCAGAAATAAACGATGTTTCTAAAGCATATACCAAATATGTATCTACGCTAAGGGCTGCCGGTGCGTATTACAATATGTTTGATACCATTACCCTGAACACCAAATATATGGAGGGTATGGGCAATCGCGTGTTTTTACATGAAGTTGTACACGCAGCCACTGTATCTTTACTCGGCGCAAATCCATCTCAACTTACAAAAGAACAACTAGAAGCCCGCGAAGAACTTATTAAAGCGTATAAATTTGCGCAAGATAACATTAAAGTTGGCGAATATGGACTTACTAACAAGTACGAGTTCGTTGCCGAACTGTTTACTAACGATAAATTCCGTAAGCTGCTAAGGGCTATCCCTTACCCGCCAGCAAGAACAAATATTCTGTCGCGTTTCTTCAACGCAATCTTGCGCCTCGTCGGTGCCGACAACCTTGCCAGCCGTGCAATGATCGAAGCCGAGAAACTTTTCACTCCCGCTCGGTACCAAGAAACTAAACCGATGGGGCCACTATTTGCTCAAGGTAAAAAGAGGAGGGTTCGTGGGCCTATATCTACCCCAGATACATACCGCACCGCAAATGAAAATCGGAACACGCTTCTTGGCGTAATTAAAGACGCAACTAACGGACAGATGCCTTGGAGTGACGCACGTAAGATTCTTTTGCCTGCGGTCTGGGAAGCTGCAAATGTTAACACGAGAAAGACGCTACTCTACGTAGCCAACCTTACTCAATTAGAAGATTTGACTCGGACTAAGTTCTCTCAGCTAACTGGTGCGCTGAAGATTATCCGCGACATGGTTGCGTATCGTGCTAAGAAACTAAACGCTGCATCAGATATTACTCGGCGGTGGGTCAAGGCACAATCTAAGAATTACAACCAGTCCCAGCTTATGGGGCGTATTATGCTTGAGGCTACGATTCGGGGTATTGACCCAGATACGGCTCAACCCGGCTCGCTTAACAAAGCCATGATGGATGCTTGGAATGCCTTAGACCCAGAGTTCAAACAAATATACAGGGATGTACGTAACTTCTATACCAACTCTGTTAACGAGATGATTCGGGAGATGAAGCTACGTGCAAACCAAATTACTGACTCCGCCCAACGCGCTGAGATGCTGCGTAAGATAGACGCTCAATTCGGCCCAGACAAGTTGATCAAGCCTTACTTCCCAATGCGCCGGTTCGGCCAATATTGGTTCCAAGTAGGTACTGGTAACTTCAAAGAGTTCTACGAATTTGAAAGCCCGGTGGCGCGAGAAATCGCCATGCGTAAGCGCATTCGAGAATTGTCTAAAGGTAATAAACAGCAGCAAGCTTTGGTAGAGACTGTGCGAAAAGGTAACGGTATTTCGGAGTTGTACAACCAGAACCGTGGAACTACGCAAGTACTGAACGACGTTAATGAGTTAGTGCAAAACATTACCGCTACCGACGTTGCTGATTTGAAGACCCAGTTGGAAGACAGCCTGAACCAGCTTGTCTATTTGTTGCTGCCCCAGCAGAGTATGCGGAAGATGTTCATCAACCGTAAGGCTATTCAGGGTGCCAGCGCGGATATGCTGCGGGTTTTTGCTACCAGCGCAGTACATAGCGCATACCAGCAATCTCGGTTTAAGTTTGCAGAAAGTTTCCTAACGAACCTAAACAATGCTCGCTCTGAAATCGATGGTGCGGAGAAGACTGGTGCCCTTGATCGTGACCAAGCTGCGGTCTACAGAGACTTTATTGCTGAAGTAGAGAACCGTGTCCCAACTATTATGAGTAATGAGGACACTAGCTTTGTTGCGCAGGTGGCAAGTAAAGCATCAGAGTTGACGTTCTACTACATGTTGTCGGCTCCGTTCACAGCGATGCTAAATACTATCGGTGCGGCGCAGATTGGTATGCCTTATTTGGGTGGTTCGTACGGCTACACAAAAGCAAATGCTGTGTTGCTAAAGAACATGGCTAGGTACACTGCTACTACCCCGACTCGAACGTTTGCGCCTCTTATAAAAGGACAGGTTATGCAGGTCAGCTTCCCCTCTATTGTAGAGGGTGGAAAGCTTGATCCGTTAATGCAGCGTGCTGCCGACCGGTTTGTGGATGATGGTCAGATCGATATCTCCATGACAAACGACATCATGGATCTGGGTGGCCGTCCTTCAGAACTATATACAGGAACCAGTGCAACCATTAAGAAGGCTATGTCTGGTCTTTTCCACCAGTCTGAACGACTAAACCGTGAAGTATTTTTGCTATCTACGTTTGAGCTTGCATACGAAAAATACCTAAAGGACTTCCAACGTCAGCCGGGTATGGAAGGTTTGAAAGGGGTATACCTACGGGATGCGCAAGGTAACAAGATAAAGAACACCCCGGACCAAGCGTTTGAACTTGCTATCGAAGAAGCTACACGTACAGTAGCCCTTACTCTTGGTGACTACTCTCGGCAGATGAAGGGTCGCGTGTTTTCGAACCCAGTAATGAACGTGCTGTTGAAGTTCAAGCAATACCCGATCATGGCTATGTATGCAGTGTGGCGCAACTTCCACCTAGGTATGGTTGCCCCATTCCAGAAAGCTGAACTCGATCAGTATCGTTCTATGTTGGAGAAGGAGCTTTCCAATGCTCCGGATAAAGATGTAATTATTGAACAGCGAATGCAGGAAGTAGAAGACCAGCGTAAGGCTATGCACAAAGAAGGTCGTCGTCGCCTCGCCGGTATATTGGGTATGAGTACTCTCTTGGGTGGTGTAGCTGCTACGCCTTTCTTCTCCCTCGTTATCGGCACTCTAGTTAAGATGTTTGGTAACGACGACGATGATGAGTTCTTTGACTGGGAAAACTGGTTCTACAACTACATGGAGACAGAGTTTGGCGGGTACGCTGCCGGTATACTGACTGCTATGGGGATGGAAGAAGATAAAGCGGAGAAAGCAGGGCGGGCAATTGGAGAAGTTACCGCTCGCGGCGCACCAACCTTAATAGGTGCAGGACTGTCAGAACGAGTCAGCCTTGACCCCAAAGCTTTGCTCTGGAGGGATGGTCGATACTCCCCAGACATGCGTGAGAACTTGATTGAGACCATGATTGCCAACGCTGGTCCCGTCGTTGGACTAGGGCTTAACTTTGCGGATGTAGCCCAGCTAGTCAAAGAAGGTCAATATCAACGAGCAGCCGAGAAGGCGCTTCCAGCCATCATAGCCAAGCCTATATCTGCTGCCCGTATGAGCGAAGAAGGTGCCAGAACCAAAGGCGGCGATGTGTTGTTGAACGACCTTACCGCGACTGAACTTGCTATGCAAGCAATAGGATTGCAGCCTGATCGTCTTGCCCAAAAGCAGAAAGCTGCCATCTCCATGAAGCAGAAAGAGCAGAAGATCAAGGATGAACGCTCGGCAATTATGAACCGGCTGTGGCTTGAGCGTGACGACCCAGAGGGTTTCTCAGACGCGCTTGACCGGGCTATTGATTTTAGCGAAAAGCACCCGGCCTTGGCGATTACTGGTGAGAAAATCAACAAGTCGTTCCAGAAACGGGCTAGGCGTGCTGCGGAAGTTGAAGTCTTCGGTGCGGATATCGATAAGAAACTCCGTCCAGAGATTATGGACATGGGTGAATTTGCCGAAGATGAGGAGTAAAAAGACCCCCGGCCAAAGAGGGGGTGCCGGGGGTAAAAACAGCTAGGAGAAGCAACGTGAAACGAACGTCGCGTTCTCATCATACTACTTAACTCTCCACACCCGCAAGCCGCGTATCCCATCCTCAATTACGACTTTGCTAACTACCTTAAAACCAAGTCGTTTTGAAATTCGCTTAACATCTTCTTTAGCTTGATACGCGTGTATACAAGGAACAAAGAAGGAAGAATTTATAAAAAACTTCCTCCAGTTAACCGTATACGTAACTCCATCAACTACCATCTGTACCGGTGGCTATCGCTGGGCTGTCTTGATCTGGATCAGGGTCGGCGTTGGCTGCACCGATATACGTGTCAGGATCAAGGAAATCACCCCGAGAGCAGTCAAATACATAAGTGTCCACCGGTGGAGTGCTAGATAGCTTGGTGCCCTTGGACATCCGTTTTTTGACGGTGCCAACGTAAACCCCCTCTGATGCCAGAGCATTCAATACATCCTTGAGCGTAATCTGATTCTTTGAGCAGTACTCCCTAAACTTCTTGGAGACAAGAAAAAGCTTCTGGGTATCCGGCTCCATACGTACCGTCAACTCCCCTCGCGGCTCCAGAATCGGCAGTAACTCCACCCCCGTGCGTTTATCAATCTCGTCGTTAATCACCAAGGTATTTTGGCGCTGCTCGTTCCAGTATTCACCTATCACACTAGCGTAGCTAGATGCTGGTGGTTTGATCTCCTGACGCATCTGGGTGAACTCTTTGACCAACCATTTGAATACCCTGCCGACATCGATATCGATCAAGCCAAGCCTACGGGCAAACATGGCACCTGCGATGTTGCAAGCCGCCACGCCTGACCAGAACCGCTCCCGGTTTGTGAAGCCAATCTTACGGTCGATCAGAAGCTGAATGTCCTTGACCTCTTTGATACGCTCCTCAAGGTTGCACACCAAGTCACGAATGTAGATACGCCCTGCATGGCCATAGTTGGAGTACAGCTTTGGATAAATCTCGTCAGCTTCTTCCTTACTCAGCAGCTTGGTATCAGGTATTGAATACTCAATAACCCGCATCAACTCACCATCTGCCGTTGCCTTCAAGGACTTTAGCTTATCCACTGCCGAAGCATTTGATGAACACAGCAGGATTGTTTCCCATCTTGCAAAGTTATTACGCTCGGCGTTTTCGCTAGACTTCATCCTAGCCCTGCCCCTACCTTGCGAAGCTGCATACGCAAAGCTGGAAAAGTCATCAGGACTCATCTTGGTAAGTTCATCACAACCAAGAGGCAGGTTGTTCATCACCCCCAGCCGGTGCAGCTTCACATTCATAGTGTCACGTTCAATCAGCATCACTTCTTCAGGATGGCCATATACGCTGTGCATGGCTTTGATTGCGGTGGTTTTGCCAGTGCCCGACTGGTTGTTGATCATGTTGATCAGGGCACCTTTGAGGTTCAAGTGCTTCATCAGCGGCGCACCGAACGCAGTAAAAAAGCCAAACGCCATTGGCTCAAACCCCGGCGTGTTGTACACATTGATGACGGTCTTCCACTCTTCCAGTGATCCTACTGGGATAAAGTAGTCGGACAACGGTGCCGTGTAACTCGACGGCGGGCTATAGCGGTCGCCATCTGCACATATCTCGGTGTCGCCAATGACAAACGAGCGGTTGTTGTCAGTCCACCCAAACTGGGTACGCATAATGTCTGCTCCTTCTCTGCATTGCAGTTCTTTTGTAAACCGAACGATATAGGCCATAATCGCTTCCATTTGCTTCTTCATAGCGATGACGCCAAACCATGCCAACTTCTCGCGCAGCTTTTCTGTGGTCAGCAGGTCAACCGCTGGTAGTGCAAACTCGCGCACACCATCTTTGGGTGTGTGCAGCCGCATCCAGACAACTTCACCATGCTGTGGGTCTTTCATACGCTTTACTACGTAGAGGTCATGCTCGTAGATAAGCACGGCATCTTCTTCATCTGCATCGTCTGATTTTTTGTATACCCCACCAATTTTTCCACGAAAATAAGGGTATGGGTATTCAGGTACGGTATATGTAACCGGCTTGCTAACGTCTGATGCGGTAAACTGTATTACGTTATCTTCGGGGTCTGCCGCCACAATCTCTTGGCCGAGGATAATTGGAGAAGCTAACTTACCTTTGTTTGGGCAGTTGTCGCAGCCGCCCGGATTTATCTTCTCAAATGAATCACAGGTATATGGGCCTTTGATTCTTGCGGCTTTCTCTGTCGTTGCTACAGGGGAGTAATCAGGGTGCTTGGAAGAAATTTCATGGATTGCCTCCTCCATATCCACGCAATGAGCGGCTATAGATAGTGCGGCCCTCCATCGAGGTTCCTCCAAAGTTTCCTGATCTGCAATCGCCGAAGCCAACTGCGGACACGCGTTATCACGCTCGACCTTTATCATGATGGTCGCAAACCGAGACTGCTTATTACCCATCAACGACTTTGTCAGTTCGTTAATTTGGGTACGTGCGTATTCAGGTACTTCTTCAAGCGCACCTATGATCCCTTTGAATTCTTCGTAGCTAGTCTCCACGCCGTTGCACATCAACACTACGTCAAGTGGCGGGTCGCCTTTGGTGTTGAGGGTTCCGGGTATACGGAGAATAGATGCTGCGTCCGCAGTACGTGCCGGGTCTGCATGAAGCCCACGTTCATGGCAGATGACTTTCAACCTATCCGCAACGGGTTTCCATTGCAGTCTAGTTATAGCTTCCTTGAGTGGCCAATAAACATGCACCCCACGACCAGAATTAACCAGTGCCGGTCTTGGCAAGCCGAGGTCGGCGCAGAAGTGCTTGAGTGCTTCTACACCATCGCCCTGTGTTTGATATGGCTTACCTTCACCGCAGTCGATGTCGAGCCAGAACGCTTTGATGTTCTTGACGTTTTCGGTCGTGCGGGTGCTGTTTACTTCATACTTGGAACAAGCAAAATAAACGTCATAGTGCTTTGCTAGTAAATCATCTATCTGTGTTTCGACTTCCTCCAGAGACTGCACGAAAACCTGCTTCGGCATTCCGGTCTTTTTTAGACCTACCACGCAGTACCATCCCTCATCGGAAAGTACTGCGGACAACAAGTCTGTTCTTGCCATTTTTATCGCCGCCAATGCCGAGGTTAAAGGGAGAACTTAGCTTGCTTCAGTATGCTTGCTATCTTTTCAGCGTTAGATTTACGGGGCAACCATTCGCCTACAAACCATTTGTAGATAGTCATCCTACTAACGCCGAAGTATTCGGCGACATCTGAAACGGGGATTTCTTTTTTGATGCAGAACCGCCCCAGCGCAACGCCGGGGCTGTCCACACTAGCCGCTAAGTTCGCTTTGATGATCCGAGAAGCGTAACCACGGTTGTCCATGATTAGTCATCGGTTGACCAGCTATTGATCACATCCGCAAAGTCCTTCTTAGGCGCAGGTTCCGCGTTCTTCTTCGTAGCGCGTTTAGTCGGTTCTGAAACGTCTTGAACTTCTTGGACTGCTGCCGGGGCCGATATTTTTTTCTTAGCCCCGTCTGTCGTTGCTGGAGTCTGCGTAATAGCTGCCTTCGCTGCCGGGCTGTCACCTTTTTCACGGGCAATCTCCCACTGTTCACGGGTCAAGAACTTCACAGGTTTGAAAGTCAACTTTGGAGTGTCGGAGTCCGAGTCCAAACGCATCTCTGTTACGAGAGTATTGATGTTTTTACCCTGCGAACCAACGTACTTGGCGTACTGCTGGAAAGGCATCTTGTCTACATCACCACGACCAAAGATCGACGTAGACGGTAGCGTAAGCTGGTATACATCTCCTTCAATATCGTCAGCCAGCAAAACAGCCAGACGCTGTTGGAAGCGGCAAGCGCGGGAGTCACCATTGCCAGAACCCTTGATGTTCTGTGGGCATCCTTCGCATGTAGCCCACTGTGGGGATTCGATGCTTGGGTCAGGACGTTTGCCATCGTTAGACCAGCAATCGGGTGCTGCCGTTTCACCGGCAACATATTTACCGGCATAGTATTGCCGAGCGATATCACGGCCACCATTAACGATGACGATGTTCATCGCACGGTTTTCGTTCTTCGCAACTTCCTCACCAGACACCATGAGGCGGAACACACTACCACGAATAGAGATGCGCTTGGTGGATGTATTACCAGCCAGCGATTTGGTCAGGTCATCGAGTTCGACTTCTTTGAGGTAGTCGGGCAGGTTGCTTGATTGAAACAGAGTAATGTCACTCATTGCGTTCTCCTAGTTACTTACGTTTGATGGTAAATTCATATTCACTATCGACATGCAGTCCGGGTGGGTGTAAATCAGGGTTACCCTCCATAAACTCTTTCATGTTCGTTTGATGAATACGTTTTTCTAAAAGCCCCATAGCCGCATGGTCTTGCATAAAACCGTAAAAGCTTTCCCAGTCATTAGTCCAATAACGGTTTTTGACTGTACGGTATGCGGTGTACTGGGGAGTAGAAAAGGTTGTCGCACCGGTTTCCTTGGATAACTCAAGCAGCTTGTGTTTCAGCACTGCCATTTGTTCTTCAAGTTCGGCGGTATTACTTTTGTACGAGCGGTAAAGCTCTTCTTTTTTATCTCGTATTTTTACATACGTCTCAATTATTTTATCGATAGGTAAATCAACTGACATTGCGTTCTCCTTTGTTCGGCAATAGCCGATTTCTCATACTACCACAGCGCTTTACATTGTCAAGAACTATTCGTTGATTTCGTTCTTGTATAAATCAATTATCTTGGAGTGAAAGCCCAGCTTATCTTGCAGTGCCGCATAGAGTTTTGTCTCTACTGGACTGCCTTCAAGATGCACAACAGTAACAGGATTTTTCTGCCCTTGTCTATGAACTCGTGCGTTTGCTTGGAGATAGTACTCAATGGACGTTATTGGAGCGTACCAGATAACAACGTTCGCAGCGGTCAGGGTTACACCATGTGCAGCGGCTTGTGGTTGAATAAGTAATACTCTTGGGTCTGGATCTTCCTGAAACTTTTTAAATACTTCGGTGCGCTTGGTTACTGGTACTTCGCCGTTAATTACTTCACAAGTTATTTTTTGTTTTGTTAAAAAATCTTTAATTATCGCAATCGTATGTGTGAATGGTACAAACACCAGTACCTTGGCTGTAGCTTCTTCGATAACTTCTTGTATTGCATTTAGCCGATCAGAGACATCAAACTCGACCACGTTACCGTTGTCGGTGTATACCGCGCCACCAGCTATCTGTAGCAGCTTAGTGAAGTTAGCCGCCGCGTTTACCGCAGAGACATCCTCCCCTGCCGCACTTATCAGCATGTCCTTCTTGAGTTGTTTGTAATACTTAATTTGCTGTGGCGACATCGGGGTATGACGGGATACGTGCGTCACCTCCGGTAAATCAAGGCACTCGGCTTTGGTATACCGAATGGCTGGCTGTAGCAGCTTATGGACAGTTTGCTCCGAACTGGTTTTTGGCACCCATATAAATCGGGTCAACTGCGTCATGACGCTATCTCTAAATGCGGAGTACAGCACGGGGGCACGTTCAGGTACACACATCTTTGCCAGCCCATATGCGTCCAGCGGTGACTGTGCAGCGGGGGTGCCCGTCATCATCCACAGCCAAGTCTTAGAGTTCATTACACTTTTAAGTGCTTTAAATCTTTTGGTGCGGTGGTTCTTGTATGCGTTGGCTTCATCGACAATAATCAAATCAAAGCCGCCGTTTTTGATTTCGTCTTTGACGATATCCATACCGTCAAAATTTATAATGACGTACTCGGCCACGCCATTGATGATTGACTTCCTCTTGGAACGGTCACCATAAGCAATGTCCACGTTGCGGTGTACAGCAAATTTAAACAGGTCTGCTTGCCACGCTGATTGCATAATTGACAGGGGGCAGATGATAAGTACGCGGTTTATTATCCCCTGCGTAAGCAGATAGTCAGACGCCCAAATCGCTGACGCGGTTTTGCCAGTGCCCTGCTCATTGAAACAGAACGCACGTTGGTTGACAGTCAAAAAAGACGCGGTGTCCTTCTGGTGTGCCATTGGCGCAAATAGCCCCGGCCAGTTATAGTCACGCAGGATTGGAGAAGGCACCTTACGGATACCCAACCTGCTTAATGTTCGTGCTTCCTCCAAACCCCAGAAGACCACGATCTCACTGACATCGCCTTGGTGCGCTACTACCTTACTACGCTTGACTGTCTCGGTAATACGGCTTGGCCACTTGGTGCGTACCACCAGCAGTTTGTTATCGACTATTTGCATTATTTTGGCTTGTGATTTGACTTGCGTGGATATGAACGATTGTCACTCGCGGTCTTTACGCGCAGATTGCTTTTAACAGTGCCACCACCTTTGGACAGAGGCACCTTGTGGTCAACGTCTTTACCGTCACCTTTATGCACTTTGCCCGCTTCCATCATGATGCGCCGTGCTTTGTTACGCTCGGCCCGCTTCTTCTTTACTTTCTCCGTACCATCGTATGTTTCGTATTCGTGTTTGTACGGACGGGGTTTATTTACGTATGGCATGATTAATCTCCTCGTTTGCCTTTAATGAGGTCTATCATCTCAGCGTAAGCTGCTTTGCTCTGTTCGTGAGTTCTTGCCATAACCATCTCACGGGCTACTTCAAATACTCTTCCTAATTCTCTCAAAGTTTTTGCTGCTTCTAAATCTATTTCTGTACGCGGCATTTCTTCCAAAGCGTTAGCCAACCTTTCTATGTTTTGTGGATTCATGTTTATCTTTCTCGTAAGTCTCTTCTCGTTTAATCAGAATATCAACCACCTTTGTCATCCCAACCATAGTCACACCATCTTCTACTACTTCAGGTAATTCCGTAGGCGCTACGTCAAACATTGCTGTACTGACTTTAGAGAATTTCGGGGCGGTGACCACACAATCATATCCGTTCCATGTGAACTTGTTAAGCCCACGAAGATGTTCCTTAATGATAACTTTCTTCCCGTTTATAACCCGGTCGTGCTGACTTACAAAATGAATGATCTTCTTGCGCTTACCGGTGCTAGTTTGCACGGATAAATCCCTGTCGGCAAAGTATCGTTTCGTATCCATTCGATCTAGGGAGAATACCAACCGGCGCTTACCCTGCTTAACAGCCACGTTCCAGCTTTCATCTTTGCGCTGCGTCCACCAGTCAAAGACGTTCTTAAAGATCACCTTGTAGTGGTGCAGAACTTTCTCCATGTCTTTCTGTTCCGCTTCGTGCGGATACATCATTGCTGGATTACCATTCCACCGCCTGTTGTAGTATGTACGGTCTCGTTCGCTACGTGGCCTGTTTCTTATGTTGACTACTTCTTGACGTTGTTCTCGGCACACAGATACCTCGCCCGTCTCTTTGTCGATAACTACATACATAACAAGCCACATCAGCTTACCGCGCAACCTTACAACCTCCCCAAACTTGTACGGGTGCCCCGGCAACGGCTCCACCCCCAGAGGCAACCTAGTTAATTTCAAAGCAAAAAATATCTGCGGTGCTATTCTGTCTCCCCTATCTTCGCTTGGAAAGGCAACTGCCATCATGGTCGGCAGCGAGTCCATACTCTCTATTGCTACAACCTCACCATCCTCTATCATGATCATTTCCCACGGGTGTGGGACGTAGATACCTAGTCGGGTAAATCCTACTCTCTCATCGGCAGGTATCCAAGAACATGATGTGGGAAGTTCTATAATCCCAAACATGTGCTTTAAATTACCCAGCAATTCTGCAAAGGATTCTGAAAAGGACACCGACCTACCGTCAGACTTGTATACGTAAAACGGTGTGCGCTTCTTCCTTACCTTCTTTTCTTTTACAACTGACGTTTCAATTGGTTCGTACTTTGGGCTGAAAAAATCTTTTATGTAAGCCAAGAATCTTTTTATGTAGTACATATTTTTCTCCTAGTTATCCCACACTCTACACGCGCAACACCATACCTAGTACTTTAGACATAATTGAAAACTTGTCTGGTTTGTTTTCTAATAAAATATTTTGCATAAATTTCTCTTCGCAAGTTAAGTTAATTAAATTAGGTGGTGGTACGTACCGCGAACCAATTTTCGGTGGTTCCTCTTTTATAAATTTACCGTCACGTAACATATCTGTCTCCTAATATTGGCTCCTGCCATTATGTTCACAGTCCTTGACTGCACAGAAATTGCGGCATGTAAAGTTAGGTTTAGGGTTCCAAACATCGTGCTGCATCGCCGCCTCCAACTGCTGCACGTTGTTGATCCACTCAACCCATGCAACCTGTTGATCTTCACTCTGGTACTCCCTTGGCACCAGATCCTCCACTACCAAAAACAATAACCCTGCCTTAATAGTTTTTATCTCTGGGAAATGCTTGAACGTTAGTAACGCCAACAACTGCAATTGCTTGGTATCAGCGTACTGACTGCTCTTACTTGTCTTGTAATCGATAATCCTTGCCTTGTCGCCGTTGATCACCAGTAAATCTACAATGCCTCGCGCCCAAACATCTGGGTCATTGAAAGCACAAGGGGTAAAATCTTTCTTCAACCCCATCTCGTACTCGCAGTGTTTCTCCCCCTTCAGCGCCTTCATTGCATCCAACTGTTTCTGAAACTGACTGAACTTCGCTGGAATCGGCGTACCGTCACGGATGTACTCCTCTGCTGCCTTATGCACTGCACTGCCATACAGAAGGTGCTGCTGTGGTGGCTCCACAATATCCTTCAATACCCGCAGTCGGTAATATTTCCGTGGGCATTGGAGGAACAGCGACATGCTGGAGTACGACCATGTGTACTTCATTTATCTTCCTTCACTTCTATTAAATCCACATACTTCCCATCCGCGTGAACAAACCTGACACCAATCAGCTTGTTCTCCTTGTCGTAAGAACAGCAAAACATGTTGCCATCACACCACGGTGCTTTCGGTTGTAGGCCAACGCTAGTCATATACTCTGGTACAAAGTAGTGCATCACCGTTTTAACTCGTGGGTGCAGAATCTTCTGGTAATCGTATAGTTTGATGTCAGGCATGATTCTTAACTCCCTACTCGTTGGTCTTCTGGTAACGTTAGTTGATAATCATCCCATGCTTCTTCCAAAAGCATAGCTGCCTTCATTAGAATATGTACCAACGCTTCGTTTCGGCCTTCGTCCAATCCTTCTGCGTAGCCACGTAGCCTGTGCGCCATTGTGTAGTACTGTAATTTCCTTGCATCTATCATGTGTTCTTCTCCTTCAACTTGGCTTCGGCTAGGTCTAATATTTCATACACGGTTTTGCCCCATGTAATCTCGTTCTTCTCCTCATCCGTCAGCCCTACCCACGTATCGCCACGATCCCACGGCAATGGGTGACCGGATAACTCATAAGCTTTGTGCCGCCAATTCTTGGCACTCTCTTTGTATCGTTCGCAGTTTGGGCATGTCATAACTTATGTCCTCTCGTTTGTCTGCATTGTTCCCTGTGCTTGCTATCAAAGTCAGGGCTTATCTCGGCTACCCCGCACATTAACTGCGGCTCCGTTGAAACAACCTTGACCCCGTAATACAAACTGAATAGCGCAACCGCTATGTAAAACGCAACAGCTACGATCTCAGGCGGTTTCATACAAGAGCTTCCCCATGTGTCTCAGGTGTGGGCTTTGCTTCTCTGTGTTTCGCCTTTGTCACCAACTTCCAGCCGCCCTGCACAAACCGCTCGGCTTCTTCTCTGTACCAAAATTTGCGGAACAACTTTCCGTCCTCGTCATAAACTTCGTACCTCATATTAAATTCTCCGTTGACAAGTAAAAGCTTGAATACCCACACGGAACGCACCTGCAAACTTACAGTCAGCTACGATTCGATCCTCCGCGTTCATACCGCCTATGTATAACCCAATCAACAGCATGATGGCCGCAGCAAGTGATTTTCCCCAGACTGCATTGACCCAATCTAAAATTTTTTTAAAATTAATGGTGTCCGTAATCATAAAATTTATCCTTTCCATTTCTTCGCTCCGCCGTAGCTATCGCCCATTTTTACTTCGCAGTTTAACGGCAGCGTCTCTGCCCACTTCGGCCTCCACCGCATACACTCCTGCACATACCGTGCGGCTTCTTCGGCTTCTGCCTTTGGCGCGATACAAGCCACAGCATCGTGAACCGTCAGCACTACCTTGTATCTCTGCGCAATCTTTAGCATCTGCTCACCGATCACGCACCGTGCAAGTCCTTGGCAAATGTTCTCTACTACCTTACCACCATAGATTCTGTTTGGTCCTTTTCTTGTGTCGTAGATGATCTCGGGCGTATGGCGAAAAGTATCTATTGTCTGCCCACTAAGTCTAATCCCCGGATACTTCTGCGGGATGCCGCTCGGCATATCAAACCCGATGCCGGGCATAAAGTACGTAGCCTGTGGTTGTATACCAAACGGTGCGGCCTTTATATCCCCCCGCGCTAACAACTCTATGCAACTACCTGCTTGATCCCACAACCTTGGTATGTGGCCAAACTCTTCTCGATAGGTATTTAGAATCTTCTTGCAAAAATCGAGAGGGATAGACACACCAAATGTATTTAGCTGCATTTGGAACTTCATCGCCCCCATGCCGTAACCCGCGCCAAGGATTGTGGTCTTACCCACAAACCGCTCTTCCTCAGTAACTTCTTTAGGAATCTTGCCGTAAATCTTCCCTGCCATGATCTTGTACACATCACGGCCTTCGTCAAAGGCTAGGACTAAATCTTTCTGTCCTGACAACCATGCCACGATCCGCGCCTCAATCTGAGATGAGTCGGCATCGATCAGCACGTACCCTTCCGGTGGGCAGATAGCTGTTTTCAACGTGTTCTTGTCCTTGCCTCGGCTCGGCAGGTTCTGAAGGTTTAGCTTATCATCGCCGCCCCAGCGACCTGTGTGCGCTGCGTAGTAGCGTAGGGGAACTGGCATCTTGCCCCGCTTGGCGATGTCGATGAACCGCTGTGTCCGTGTCTCTTCCAATGTAGACTTGGTTCCTAACCGTGCAGCAACAAGGGCTTGCACCCTCTCATCAGGATGTTCGGCCAAAGCCTTGAACCCCTCGTCACTCTTGGCCAATGCCAATGTCGGCTTGCCTGTGGCGGGGCTGACTTTCATGGGCGGGGCTACCCCAAGCTCCTGCAATTTCTCCGCAAACTTAGGGTTGGACAATAGCGTATCCCTATCGGAATTAGCCTCGGCGATTAATTTTTCCTTACGTTCGACTACATCAATAAGATGCTGTTCCAGCAACGGTAGGTTTAATTCCAACGCTGGGTTGGTAAACATACTCAGGGTCAAATCGATCAGTTTCAGTTCTTTCTTAGTGAAACCGTCCTTGAGAACATTGAACAGCTTGTACGTGATATCGACATCATTAATGCAGTACCTACCGTATTGCGCCAACTGATCTGGCCTGAAGTCCTTTCGGCGCATTCCTTTCGCGGCAATCACTTCTGTACCCTTGGTGCCTAGGGCGTAACGATCTGCGAGTTTTGCCAAACTGTTACCAACTTCCACACCATCCACGGCTCTGGCCATCGATAGCGTGTCAAGCCACCCCATTGGTTTGAGACCAAACTTCCACGACATAATTGCGCCATCAAACAGCGTATTGTGGGCAAGCACGAGGGCTTCCCCCCAATAAAACCCATAAAGAAATGTCTGGGTTTCCTCAAACGTACCGCTAAACCATTTAGGTTCTTCGTCGTTTACTTTCACCGCTACACCAATAACCTCAAAGCGGTCATCACGCACGTACTCCTCAGTCGTCAGCTTGGATAGGCTGAACTCCTGATCGTAATAAGTTTCAAAGTCGATTGTGATTATGTTCACTCGGTTTCCTCTGAGTCTTCATCTTCTTCTAGGCAAAGCATCTGCTCGACCTCGTTAAGTATCTTTAATGCGTCTTGCAACCGGAACAACGCGAGTTCCCGCATATCCCCCGCCAAGGGCGGCATTTCAGAAATATCAAACTTTTTCATATCATCGCCTCCCTCGTTTAATCCATTCCAAATACGACTCTTGCCGCTTTGGGTCTTGCTTCAGGTAGTATTTGTACTCATGCTCGTGCATGATCACCACTCTCCCACTTTTGTCTCGCACTGCAAAGTTATTGGTTGATGAAACGTTGAGGCTAGTCGTGGACGATTGTGGTATCGTCACAGTACCAGTCGGAGAAATTTGTGGTGTCGTCGGCGTTACTACCGTCCTCGTCGGTTTTAACGTTTCGTTTTCGATGTACATAATGTTAGCTGCAACCCGCTGCGAAAACACCTTACGCGTAGCCTTCTTCAATCCCTCTTCAAGTAGCTGCTTCTCCTTATCGGTAAGCACTCCGATCATTCCGTATTGGATTATCTCCGTCCATTTATGGGTACCACCGTACTGTTTCGCTACAAACTCTTCAGGGAACATCTCCATACGATCTAGGAGAATTCTTACACCATCAAGTATTTCGGATTCGTCGCTCATAACAAACCTTTCTGGCGCATAGCTTCTGCTGTCATAGCTTCTGCTGTTTGTGTTGGAGTTTTATAGACGTTCGACATCTCGTTTTCAATAATCTTTAAGGCTTCTCTTGTTATATCGTTCGTTGTGAGTATTGAGTTCGGGTTCGTCTTACGTTGCGTTATTGTTTCGCCCGGTATGTACTGCCCTTGTTTTTGTTCGCCTTCAAAAATAAGTTCTACGATCCGCGTTTTGGTAGCTTGTTGGCGGATTCGACGGACAGCAGTGGCTATCGCTACACGATCCCTAAAAGAATACAATCCGTCATCAACAATCGCTACGTAGCCATTCAAATATATCGGGGTACGACGCGCTAATACGGCTTTAGGATCCGCTTCCAACTTATCAATCAGCATCTTCACTTCAGTGCTGCAAAATTTGTACGCAAGTTTTTCAATTATTGATTTCATGTTTTCTCCTAGGGAACGGTCATGGGATCGGTCATCGCAAAAGGCGAATGTGTCCGGACAGGGTAAGGTAATACAGGTCATCGACTGTATCTTCGTTAATCACAAACGCTAACCCGCCACTAGCTTTTATCCTATCCAACTCACGCAGTTGTAGCGCAGTCGGTTTTGCTTTGCCTGCTTTAGTTTCTATCGCAAAGAATCTACCTCTGGCAACTCCCACAAAATCGGGGATGCCGCTACGACCATAGCCTCCAGTGGCAGGCATGAAGTAATAGATATTATGTTGGTCTAGCAGCTTCTTTACCGCTGCTTTAACTTTCTTTTCTGGGGTAGACATTCCACTCTCACTAAAGACACAAGTGGACTCAGTATAGAACGGAGGAGGGGGAGGCGCAATAGCTTTTAATATTTATTTTCGCTATCGCGTTGGAGATGTTGATAGATAAAAAAAAGGGGACAAACTGACACGAAGTCAACTTGTCCCCAAAGAACGTAGTTACCGTTGCTGACGTTAACTGGTAGTAATTATGTCACCACCTGTCAGGTAATACCAATTGGTATCTTCAATCGAAAGTTTGATTCCGATAGATTCTACTGGTTGTTTGTGTTCTAGTATACGCAGCATGGCCAGCTTAGTTTGATACATCTCTGGCAATCCATACGTATCGCTGTACGCCATTACGCGTTGTACGTCCGGCAATGATGCGTCCAAAAGCACACTGAGCAAAGACCCATCTCGCTCCTCCTTAACGACCATACCACTTTGGTTCTTGAAGTCATTGTTCACAGCCGATGCAACCCTCGCGTTGTTAAGTGCTTTATCTAAGTTGTTCTTGGCTAACATCTTAGCCAACTCGGTGTTTATGATTACTCTGCCCCCGTTGTTTACAACCATAGCCAACTCCATAAGCGGTAGCAAGTAATCCTCACCAAACCTCTCTGCCTGACGTACCGCGTTGTATTGCACACCACCAATCTCGGTTGATGCCTTCTGCTTGACGTTTGTGACGATCTCAGTGGCTGTCGATGTCGGCGAGAAAGTCTTGACCGCTGTCTTCAGTGCTTCAGCAGGTAGCTTGGTTACCTTATCATGGCGTGGAGAAATGCGGTTCTTGATACGGTGCGACGTTATCGTATACACATCGCATTTGCCTTGGTTCCTAAACGACGTATAGGTAACCTCGACATACCCCACTGCCTCGTTGCCGTTGAATACCTTAACCTCATAGATACTCTGCTCTTCCCCTCTCACGTACCCGCTGTGCATGGATTCAAAGTTAAGGCGCGGCACTTTGTGATACAGCTTCGTGAGCATCTCTTCCAACGGTGCGTACAGCGGAATGTCCGCGTGGTCTGGTTTCTTTACTACTTGCATACTACCCCCCTTACCAATCAAATTTAGCTAAGATACTATCGACCTTGTCCTTGACCTCGGAACGTACTTCTTCGTGTTCCTTCAGGTCATCGGTATCCACAGTGCTGATAGCCTTCTTCAACTGCACTCGCGCATCTTCCAGCTTCTGATCGTTGGTCACATTGAGACGACCAAGCAACTCGACTAAGCTATTCGCATTCGATAGCATCGTATCGTGAAACACTCGGCGCTTCCCATCCTGACCATCTGTCAGTCTGTCGCTCATGTGCAAGAGACATTCATGCAGCCGTCCCCAGATATCACGCATGGCTCCCTCGATACGCTGGTTGAAATGCTCGGCGTACTGATTAGCGAGTTCGGCTTTGGCCTGCTCGTTGATGTCGATGCGGAAGTCCCCCGCTGTCGGCACAGGGCTAACAGCGTAGTGAAAGCGGAACTTGTGGGCTATCGCTTCTACGTTGGGGTACTCTTCTCTGTCGAACAGATCACCCAACTGGAAGGCCGCAGCAGAGATCAGCGTTGGATACTGTTGCAGGAAGTTAGCAGTCAACTCCTCAAAGTTAGTCTTGTGCAAATCCATCTGCGCTTTGAAGCCATTGAAGAAATGCTCCGCTGTCACGATACGTTGGCCGTTGTCTGACCAAGGCATAGTGTTCAGGTTATTCCACAGGCGAACCTGCGCCGCATACTTCACGACCGCCTCAAGCGCGGGGCTACCTGCCAGCAGGTGCTTGTGGTAGTTACCTGCCTTGACCTTGGTGTTTTTAGCGGAGTCAACTTCAAGGCCCACCTTCTTGTCCAGTTTCCTAGCAGTCCAGCAAGAGATGCTGAGTTCGACCAACAGCGAGGACGATGCGATGCCGTACGTTTCGAACGTAGGCGTTTCAGTTATTGCGTTCATTTGTTTTCTCCTTGTGTCCAGATCATTGCTTTCTCAACTGCGTCGGCTAAACATTCGCACTGCTCTTCTAGCCACTCCTTGGGGTAGTCCTCAAACGGCTCCCAAGGTGTGTCATCATCAGAGTAGAAGTGCGCCCATGCCACTCCCTCTGCGTACTTTCGTATCGCCTTATCGGTTTTCATACATCACCCCACATAAACAGATTGACCATGCTTCGGTACAAAGTTTTTGTTGCCTACCACGCACCACAACACAGGCGCACCGGTGCGATGCCACTCATGCCACCCACCATCACCATAGAACTCACCATCAGTTAGCATGATGACGCACTGCGGGGCGATGTGTTTATCTTCAAGATAGATCGGCACACACTCAGGCTGCGTACCGCCACCACCTCTGGGCTTCGTGCTATTGACAAGATTCTCAACTTCGCCTCCACGATAGGTTTCGTGTCTCGCTACATGACTATCCCAATACAGTAGTTCAACTGTCTCAGGCATAACGTCATCACAGATCGACTTGACCTCACCCATGAACTGCGCTTGCAACTCACCACCGATGGAACCTGACGTATCGACACCAAGAACAAACGTCTCTGCCTTCTCGGATATCGTACTCGGCATAACGATGTCCACGCCCAGATACCTACGGTTAGGTCTGCGCCACGTTGACTTGTCACCACCACGCATACTCGTTCTGATGAACATACGCAGCGCCTCCTTCCAATCAACCTTCGGGTGCAGCAACTCGTCAATGCCACGCGGAACCTTACCTTTCAGTTTCCCTGCTAAGATAGCGCCTTCGCGTAGAGCATTATCGATCTCGTTCGATAGCTCATCTTCCTCTTCCTTCGACAAATCATTAGCACCTTCCCAATCATGATCGTCAAAATTTTGTCCGCTATCGCCATGCTGCTCATCGCCATCATCGCCTTGTCCACTACCCGAAGGACATCCTGACCCACCGTCAGTTTGTCCCCCACCACCCTTGCCTTTACCATTGCCGCCACCACCATGCTTTTGTTTGAGCAGGTTGTAGACTTGCTTGGTATCCATGTCACGATACTTCTCGTCTAGCAAGCCAAGCAACTTACCATCAGCATCACGCGGCATCTCAACCACAGTGCAGTGTGGATCAGAGTCCCTGATCTGTAGGTTGATAACAAAGTCCATCGCAGCGTTGGCAAGCTGAGGGTTCTCTTTAGCAATGCCTTTCCACACCGTCAGGTGACGGTATGCCTTGTGCATAGCTTCGTGAACCACAACAAACGCAAGCTGCTTGTCGTTTAGTGAATCGACAAAGGCACGGCCATACGTTACGTCCCGACCGTTTGTCATCGCAGTCGGCACTGTTTCGCTGACTGATACCTTGCCCACCATGAACACGCCGGAGAACAAGCAAAAGTCCTTGTGTCTCATAAGCTGTGCATGGGCACGTTCAATCCGCTTCTCAGCGGATAGGTTTGTTTTTACTGTAGCCATTGCAGATTCCCCCTATCATCTTCTTCAAACTCATCGATGTGAGTCAACAAGCCCTTAGAAATTTCGTTTATGAACTCTTCTTTCGTCAGCACTCGCTTGTCATACATACGTGCAAGCATGAATATCACAGCCGGTATGATGTGCCCGACCTTGTGCCCACTAAATGCGTCGTTCAGAACGTCGCAGATTTCTTCCGCTGCGTCCCTTGCTTCTTCCAGTTCTCGCTCAGTCATGTTGTTCTCCTAGAACAGATATTGGTTCTCACGCATCCAGTTAATGAAAGCGGTGCTTGTCATCAGGATGTTCTTCTTGTCTTCGTTCTTGCTTGTGGTAACGCAGAACACAGACTGCAACTCTTTCGGTGTACGCTTCAAGTACTCAAACCACGCACCGATGTTGCCACGCTCGATCTTCTGTACCGCGCCGTAGGCCATGATGCACAATGCTGCTGCGTTCGTAGGTACAGGCGTTCCTTTCGGATCTCTGATAACTTCCTCCCATGTCGGCAGCTTGTCGGCCACTTCTACATACGCAAGCAAGTCACGCGCTGCTGACTCACCGATAGTCCCGCACAGTGCCGCGATCATTGAGTTGCGCGTTACCTTGTGACGCTTCTTCAGGATGTTGCTTGCACGATGGCCAGAACGCTGAGAGAAGTACGACTTCTGCGGTGTCTTCGGGTTGTAGATGTAGTTGTTATCCTTCTGCGATGGGTCTTTGTAGGAAGCCATAACGTCTGGATACTGACGTACGAAAGCCAACAACTCTGGGGCAAAGTTCATACGCGTGCCGTAGTCCACATACTCTTCCCATGTAGCCTTGCGTACCGGTATCACAGTGATACGGTTCAAGCTGTGTGCTTTCAGCATATCGCCCACGCCATCACTCAGGTTGTTACCCGCAGTGATTACGATGCTATCAGGGTGCAGCTTCATACCGCCGATGCGACGCTCGTTCAACAGTGGGTGCAGCATGTTCTGCACAGCTTGGCTTGAAGGCTTGGTGAACTCGTCGATAAAGATCACCATTGGTTCGTACTTATGGAAACCCCAAATCTCGTTTGGATAGAGAGATGTTGTCTTGGTCTCATGGTTCGGCATCGGAATACCAATGTCACCCAACTCGGTGTTAGGTGTGTCGATGTACACACCACGATAGCCGGTGCGCTCCACCAGACGCTCATACATTGCCGTTTTGCCAATACCTGGCTCGCCCACCAAGTGAATGGCGTTCTCGTTGCCTACGGTGAGGATGAGTTCTTCTGCTTCAGCAAGGGATACTTCTACGTTCATGCGAATTTCCATTTTTGTTCTCCTAGTTGCGACATCCTGACGGGATGTCAGTTTGTCGTTAGATTGCAAACGGAAAGGTTGCTTCCGATTTGTACTGCACATACTTGCTGTTCTCATCAAGAACAACTTTGCCCTTCTCTACAACTTCCTTCTTGAATAGGAAATCGGCATACTGATACCGGCACAAGTCATAGAAAAAGTCCCGCGCCTTCTGCGGTGCAATCTCGTACTTGTACGTCTGCGCCGCCCAGTCATACTGCCTATCCGCTGCGTTGACTACTAGCTGCTCGGCCAAGGGCATATACCACCTGAGCCTGTCTTCGCTCGTATCCAACATGGCCAAGTTGAGGGCGTAGAAAAACTCTTCCCTGTCCCTGATCTGCGGTCTGCTGTTCCACCGTAGATTGCCCTTGTCCACCGATAGCTTCTTCTGTATCTGGATATCGGCGGCCACGCGTGTACCTACCATCTGTGCGTAGTAAGTTAGGTATTCGGTGAAGTCGGCGTAGTGTTTGCGTACCCTCGCCATCATTACCTTGTCCAATACCCACTCTGACTCGGTAACCCCACCGGTTACTTCGTTGTTGGCATCCAATTTCAGAACCCTCTCAAATCTATGTTCACCATTGGCAGGTGACCCATCGCAGAAATACAGCTTGCCCCTACGGCGAGTTACCCCTGACCACCTCGACATCCCAGAACCAAACTCACCCGCAGCGTAGGCCGCATGAGCAGATTGGCATTGGTTGAACCGGACACGCAGGACGCTGTTGATGAAGTCCATTGTTCCTATGGTTTCCCACCCACCGTTGTTCAGCACGATGGAATTGTCTGGATAAAACGTAATCACTGGCGCTTCGTGGAAGGAGAGAATGACCGATCCCACATTGCCATTTACGTCTGTGCTGACATTGATCAAACTCCTGTCGTACCGGCGGTTGTTCCCAAGCGGACGAAGCCCCTTGCTCCGCCCTTTCTTGTACGGTTCCCTACTCTTGTACCAAGCCAATGCACCCTCGAACGTCTGGATGCAAGGCAGATCATCTCCGTGATACATAGTTATGCCCCTTTCTTTACCACTGCTTTGATACCCTCGGCTGTACGGACAATCTCTACCTCACCGTCAGCCACCCTTGCCATGCCCTCGGACATGACCGCCAAGACAATATTCATCTTGGATATTTTGCTCTGCAACCGCACAATCCAGATGCACAGCAACAGATTCAAACCACACAACCCGATAACTGCATCCATACTTACCTCCATTCCGCTTTGCGTTTGATTTGTTCGGCGATGGTGTTGATCAGAACCTGCATGGCTGTAACCACACCGACCTTGTCTGCCGGATCAAGGGTTTCAATTACGCTGTATGCGTACTCGTATGCTTCCTCGATGGTGTTGCGTGTTGCGAACAGCGGGGCTTGCAAGCCATTTGCTAACTTGATAACGTCACTGCGTGACGATTCCTGTGACTCGTACTGCGCTTCGATTGATCTCATGTTGCTCTCCTAGTTGGACATTCTGACCACATGTCAGTCTGTCGTTTCATTTAACTCGGCGATTTCCGATTTCATTTTGTTAACCTCATGCGCCTGAAGCTGCGCGTTCAGTCGTTGCTGCACTTCGCGGATAGACTCCACCTGCTTACCAAAGAAGCCGTAGAGCAATAGGTTGTTCTCGCGCACCCGCTGCTCGTCTGCTTCCCTACGAAGTTTGTATAAGTCCTTGTTGGTTGGCATATCACCTCCCCCAAAAGCCAAGTAGTAGTAATAAAAATGCACCGATTGCTGTGCCCAAGATTGCACCCATCACGGCTGCGATAAGTGCCCTTGCTTCATTCTCGTCCAGTTTCATGTTGTCCTCTTTGGGTTGAGCTGCTTCAATGTCTCCATGCTACTGATGTAGTAATAGTTCGACTTGTTCAGCGGTGCGATGGTGTGCTTTACCTTCTTGGCTGCATCTTCGCCGCATTGAAGGCAGGTCTTGTAGCCAAGTTTGTAACGTGCATGGGGTATGAACCCACCGCACACTACGCACAAGAATCTGCTGTCCTCGTTACTCATTTGGCATCTCCTCGTTGCTGTCGGCGTTGTTCTGTGGCAGCGTTTCTGGGTTGGTACGTGCGCAGGCTTGGCATATGGTGTGGCCGTAAGCGAGGCGCGTTTTGCCGATTGGGTTGGTGAGGCAGACACGGCAAAGGTTTGGGTTGCGCTTGTTGTGTTGCTTGGTACGCTTAGACATTCTGACCACCTGTCAGTTTGTCGCTGCTGTTGGCTTGCTTGGCATGACGCTCGGCGTATACCGCATCGATATAGCGCTGCTGTGCTTCCATAGTGCGCAGTTCTTCCCATGCACGCATGTACTCCTCGCGTGGGGTGTTGGGGTTGTCGATGATGCGGCGCAGATAAATAAAGTAATTCATAAAGACTCCGAAGAAGGACAGACTGACCACATGTCAGATTGTCGTTGGTTGCGTTAGGGGCGAAGTCCCACTAACCCCTCTATTATAACATAGAAACTATACAAAGTCAAGTTAGTGTCTTGGCTTTCCCAACGGCAGTTGGGATTATTCGGGTTAGTGTCCTTATCCACAAGCCCGTGTATTCCGCAAAACTTTTTCATTTTCGGTGGCAAGTGTGGCAACGGTTCCACGAGTTTGCTGTCTTGGTATTTGCGTACGCAACGGCGTTGGTGTGAGCTACGTGAGCCTGTTAGCTTCGTTTTTTGATTGTTCTTGGCAGGGGGAAAATTTCGAACAATTGCGAGAATGATAATGGGGTTAGTGGGTTGAGAAAGTTCAATGAAATCAATGGGTTATGATTTTTTGAATGTTGTTAATGTTGCTATTGTTCGAAAAAAAAAAATTAGAGAACATTAGGTCTAGCAAAAATGCGGATTGTACGGAATGTTCTAATGTTCTTTATTTTAGAGAGAGAGTAAGCGGCGCTAAAAAAATTAGTATGTTTTTGGAGGATGCACTTGCCGAGTAGCTCGTTCGAAACGAAAAATCCGCACATGCTCAAAAACGTCGGAACATTAGAACATTGCAGAACAATTAACGAAATTTTGATAACTTTTTTAGACAAAACCCAATGTAATCAATGGGTTACGAGCGTTTTATAATGTTCGAAAATTTCCTTGTAATGTTCTGCGTTTTTGGTATTTTCGAACATTGCACAAAAAATAGGCAGCAAAAAAGCTTGACAAGTTTAAACTCGGGGGGTAAACTGCACCTGTGCAGTTTAGTTTTGGACATACTGACGCAACGTCAGATTGTCGCTGTGAAGGTGGCTGTGGGAATTCCCCACGCAAGTGGCTACCGCGTTGGAATGACCGTTCTCTCCCTTCTATTACAAAACCAACAACACTATTGGAAAGACAAACCCGATTAATAAATAC